ATGCCAACAGTTATCGCTAACGAGTTGGTAGGCGTACAGCCAATGACAGGTCCAGTAGGCCAAATCCACACATTACGTGTTCGCTATGCACAAAGTTTGACAGACTCATCCGCAGCCGCTACAAGCGTTGCAGCTGGTCAAGAAGCTTTGAGCCCATTCACAATCGCTACAGCGTATTCTACAGTTCCACAGAATACTACTACTGCTACTGGTTACACTGGTAACAACACAGCGACAATGGAAGGTACAGGCGGTAAGCAAATCTCCGTACAAATCTTGAAGCAAGCTGTTGAAGCTAAGACACGCAAACTCCAAGCTCGTTGGACATTTGAATCTGCTCAAGATGCACAAGCTATGCACGGTATTGACGTAGAAGCTGAAATCATGGCTGCTCTTGCACAAGAGATCACAGCTGAGATTGATCAAGAGATCTTGTTATCCTTGAGTACATTGGCTGCTACAGAGTACACATACAACCAAGCAACTGTATCTGGTACAGCAACATTCGTTGGTGATGAGCATGCCGCTTTGGCAGTGTTGATCAACCGCGTTGCTAACTTGATCGCTCAGCGTACACGTCGTGGCGCTGGTAACTGGGCTGTTGTTAGTCCAGCTAGCTTGACAGTATTGCAGAGTGCAACAACTTCCGCTTTTGCTCGCACAACAGAAGGCACATTTGAAGCTCCTACAAACACCAAGTTTGTTGGTACATTGAATGGTGCAATGCGTGTGTTTGTAAACTCTTATGCTTCTGATACAGCTAGTGTATTAGTTGGCTACAAAGGTACAAGCGAGGCTGATGCCGCAGCGTTCTATTGCCCATACATTCCGTTAATGAGCAGTGGCGTGGTATTGGATCCGTCAACATTTGAACCAGTCGTATCATTCATGACACGTTATGGCTTCGTTGAGCTCACTAATACTGCAAGTTCCTTCGGTAACGCAGCAGATTACGTTGGTGAAATCGCAGTACAAAACCTTAGTTTCTCCTAATCAGAGAACGCAGTTTATTTTTCTCAGGGATGGGAAGAAGCAGAAAAGCGCCGAAAGGCGCTTTTTTGTTGACTACTGTGTCTGAATATGCTATTATTGAAGTAACAAACATAAATAAACATATGAACAAATATAAACAATGGTATGCAAATATTACAGATCGAGCCAAAAATCGTGTCTTGGAAACCTACACAGAAAGTCATCACATAGTGCCACGTAGTTTAGGCGGCAGCGATGAAGCAGATAATCTAGTGAATCTTACTGCCAGAGAACACTTTGTTTGTCATTGGCTGTTGGTTAAAATGACTACTGGCCAGGAACATCATAAAATGCTGAATGCACTCAGAATGATGAGGGCAGAGAAGCATGGGCAACAAAGATATAACACAAAGATTACTGCACGAGTATATGAAAACATTAAACAAGAATATGCCAAATTACAAAGTGAAACGTTTAAAGGTAAAGGAAACGGATTTTACGGTAAAACACATACACCAGAAGCAAGAGAAAAAATTAGACAAAAGAATTTGGGTAATAAACTAACACCAGACCAACATACAAGATTGGTAGCAAACACAACTGGTAAAAAGAAACCACCGCTGTCGGATGAACATAAAGCAAAACTATCTATATTGCGCGAAGGCGAAGGCAATGGCATGTGGGGCAAAAACCACTCAGAAGAAACTAAAGCCAAACAACGGGCAAAAGCTGTTGGTCGCAAACAGTCAGCGGAAACAGTGCAAAAGAAAGCAGATGCTGTTCGTGGTAGCAAACGTGAAAAGCGGCTGTGCCCACACTGTGATCAACTGGTAGCGGTCAACGGCTACGCCCGCTGGCACGGTGATCACTGCCCAAGCCGCTAAATATTGCTATGGCAAATCCACCCCCACCGTATTCGGATATAACTGGCATTACTCGCACAGTTATGAAAGACAATGCACAGGAAACTGTCACCAACTACAACGGCAATGCCCGCCCTGGCGAGATGACTGTGAATCCCAACACCGGAAACATTTACCTTGGTAACGTGGATGGAAATTTAAATCTTGTGATTTCAGGATCAGGCGCCAACTTATACCTAGGCCCAGCTAGAATGAGCAACACTGTACCTAGTGGATTTTATGCTATGTACTACAATCCTACCACAGGCGAAGTCATTTACTATCAGCCTTAGACTTTATACCAACTTAAGAATTTGTCGATCTTTTCAGTGACGCTAGTCCAGTCGCCCATTTTTGGTTGTCGGAACAAAGTAGCGGTGCTGTACCACGGGCTGCTATCACGATTTAACAGCCACCGCCAATCAAGGCCAAATTGATTTAGCATGACCCAAACAGGACGACCCAACGCACCCGACAAGTGTGCCACAGCAGTATCAACCGCAAGCACAACATCCATGTGATGAATTAAGGCTGCTGTATCAGCAAACGTGCTGATAGCTCCAGGATATGCTCGAACACCAACGGCAGTTAATTGCTGTTCCTCTTCTGGGGTACAATCGCATTGTAAATTAATCCACTCGTAGCCAGGATTGCGTCGGATCAGGGCCAGCATGGTTTCAAAAGGCATGGCCTTGTGTTGATTGATCCAGGTATCTTTACGACCCGACCAGCAAAAGCCCACACGCAATCGAGTCTTTGGTCCTAGCGTTTCTTGCCAGGCTCGTGCTAACTTTTCGTCAGCCTTAAGATAGTACTGCACATGACTTAGATTATCTAAGGTATTGCCGATCGTTCCAGGAATGCTCATAATAGGAGTCCAGTAGTCAAATGCTGGAAGTAGATCCTCAGGACCAAATAATTCTGCAATCTGTGGAATACCTTGGAACAGGGGAATAAGGCTATGATTTACAGCAACAAGTACTCTAGCGCCACGGCCAGCAAGGTCACCCACAAAGCGTATGAATTGTATGTTATCGCCGTGTCCTTGTTCGCCCAAAACCAAAATAGTTTTACCTGCAAGATCCTGTCCAGTCCATCGCGGTTGCTCGTACGTGGGCAATTGACCATTTAGGTGTTCGTATTTCCAGCGCCACTCATATTGCGGCCACCCACGGGCATAGTCGCCACTCAGCAAGTAGGCCACTGCTAAATTAAACTGGGCAGTGACATTTGATGGATCCAGCTGTATGGCCCGTTGCAAAAACGGGATACCACCCAACGGATCACCTGATTCACGTAGCACATTGCCATAATTGTTAAACGCACCAGCATGATATCGATCCTGTGTCATTGCTTGGGCATAGTAGGCCAAGGCACCTTCGGGGTTGTGTTGTTCGCGGCAGGTATTGCCGTGTGCTACCAAGTGTTCTGTATCCATGCATGTATTTAATTTGCTCAGTACGCACCCAAAATATTTGTTTAACATAAATACTTGTCAACGCAATTCGGCGTTTTATGCGGAAGACTAAACCCTACCGCGTACGGACTAGAACTCCGATCGGACTTCTTTAAGGAGAAAACAAAATGGGACGTCCTCTTAAAATTAAAAAAATTATCGAAACTGGTTATAATGCCACTACCGGTGCAAATCCTGGTGTTGACATTGGTTTTAATGCACTGGCATATTTGACTGCACCTGTGTTGCCAAGCAACGTATGGGATTCAGCGACAGAATATCTTGGTGTTGTTGGCGGTGTACAACCTCCAACAGTGGCCAGCACAAACTATCCAATCATCAAGTGCGAAGTGAATATTACTAACAGCTATAGTGGTCAGGTACCTGGATTAATTATACGTCAAAAAGGCTCACACAAGTTTTTGGTATCTACTACAGCTGGTATTGATCCAGCCAATGCTGTAATTGGTGGGTCACCAACAGTGGCACTACGTATTCGTGTAGTAGGCAACACTGACTGGGCAGCCATGGGTGCTCCGGTAGGGTACGGCGTAGGTACTATTTTCACACCAACAGCAGCTTCTGCTGGTGGTACTAACGGTACAGCTCAAGAAGTTGGTATCTGTGTGTTAGGCAGCGACTTGACACCTCCAGCTGGCGACATGAGTATCAGCTACTTCAGCAATGACTCTGTAGAAACTGCTATTAGTAAAATTACCAACAAGTTCTTACAGAACTTTGCTGGTGGTGAAGCAGGCGGCTCGGCCAACACAGGCGAAGTTTGGAATCCAAATCAGGTTGTTAACAACGTGGTATTTGCTGACAACTTCTTCAGTGACGAAGGCACAACTGCCAAATCTGGTGCAGAAGTTGACACTTGGGGAACCAATGGGTCAGAGCAACTTGCAACAGGCGCATTAGACCTGGCAATCGTAGAAAACTACAAGAGCTAATTTTGTTGTAACCCTAAAATCCCCACAATAAGTACTGTGGGGATTTTTTATGACTCAAGCATTTGTGTTAGGCAACGGCATTAGCCGACAAGGCATTGATCCACAACAATTACAACAGTTGGGCACTATCTACGGCTGTAATGCCCTGTACAGAGAATTCACTCCAGATGTGTTGGTATCCACAGATCGACCCATAGCCACACACATACAAGAATCTGGCTACAGTGCGCAACATAGATTCCACACTCGCAGACCCATATCAGGACTGGGCGCCCAAGGAGTACCCAAACCATATTTTGGATTCAGTTCTGGTCCCATAGCCACCGGGCTAGCAGCTCAGGATGGTCATACCCAAATATACCTGCTGGGATTTGACATGGGCCCCACGGAAAATAACACCATTAATAATCTCTACGCTGGCACAGAATTTTACAAACGAGTAGATGCACCGCCCACTTTTACTGGAAATTGGATCAAACAACTGTGCCGTATTGCAAAAGATCATCCTGGTGTGCAATTTGTACGGGTGCGCGGAGCAACCACAGCCCTAATACCAGAGCTTAATGCAGTACCAAATTTTACACACGTTGATCTAGAGACCTTTGTAGACCGCATAAATAACAAAAAGGATCTATAAATGACCACGTACAAAACCGTAAATAACGATTATACAATTACCTGCGATGATGGTGCTGGTATTTTCACGGTCAATGCTCAAACAATATTCAACGGAAATGTTACATACACAGTACCAGCCATTACTGAGTTTGCATTTTTAACAGTAGCTGCTAACAACACTGGTGCAGTTACAGATGGCGGACTGTTAATGCAAACCGGCCCAACAACATATGCTGGATTGCGATTTGATGTTACATCCAATACCTGGCAGATTAGTAGTAGCGTAAACAGCACCGGCGTTCCTGTAGCTAGTTATGCTAACATTGCCACTGGGTCAGCTACAGCCGGCGGTGCAAATACACAACTTCAATTTAATAATAACAGCAGTTTTGGCGGCTCAGCCAATTTAGCCTTTAATACTGCAAATAACCAGCTGTTTTTATCAGGCTTTCAGGCATTTGCCAACACTGCTACACCGGCCAATGTGGCCAATGCGGTAGCCTTGTACAGCAACGTGATAGGCGGTGGCGGAACTGGATTGTATTTTACCTCAACCAGTGCCAACGATGAACTAGTAAGCAAAGGCAAAGCTATTGTCTACGCAATTATACTTTAAGGAATCAAAATGACCATAACAACACAAGTAATCAGCAACACAGTAGTTGGTAATACAGTTTATACCAGTGGCGGAAACACTGCTATTACCTGGCTCAGTTTGAACAATTGGGGCCCGGCTAACGTGACTGCTAACGTGTTTGTAGTGCCTAGCGGCAACAGCGCAACAACCAACAATCAAATTTTATATGCATTGTCATTGTCCAGTGGAGACACCTACCAACTTTATAACGCTGGAGAAAAATTATTGTTAGGAACTGGAGACTTTGTACAAGTAATAGCCACAGCTAACACAGTGACCGCGGTGACTTCGTACACTACAATCTAATGGGATATTTTGTAAAAAATCGTCAGTTGCAAAGTGGCAGTTCGGGTGTAGTACTTCCTACAGGTGACAGTAGCCAACGCCCAATTAATCCAGCATTTGGACTTATACGCTACAATACTGATTCGTCTGGATTTATTGAATTTTTTAACGGCACCCAATATGTGGCCCTAAGTTCGGGCGATGTTGAATACACTGTTGATAATTTTGTTGGCAACGGAGTACAAACAGTATTTACAATGAGTGTAGCAGAAACCACAGCAACCCAGCTGATAGTATTTGTAGGCTCAATTTACCAAGAGCCGGCTTCGTCTTACACTGTCAACGGCGGATACGATATTACATTTACATCAGCACCGCCTAATACCGTGCCGATTAACGTAATTCACACCTCAAGCTAATCAGCTAAATACCCGATACAGGGATAATCTATGGCAGTTAACTACGTAAAAGGGCAGATACTATCAAGCAATCTTGAACGAGATGGCATTGATCTGTCTATTAGTAATGCCAACGTGGGCATTAATACTATCAGCCCCTCATCCACACTTGAAGTAGCTGGTATTTTTACAGTCGGTACGGTAACAATTTCCAACATTGGCAACATCAGTGCTGGCAATGTCAATATTAACAATCTAGCAGAACCGGTGGCCAATGCAGATGCCACTACAAAATTATATGTAGACCAGTCAATTGGAAATGTTTCTGGAAACTTACTAGGTAATACCATACAAATTGGAACACCTACAGACGGTAGTTTAACTACAAATGTAGCGTATCCGGGGTGGACCACTAGTACCTATGTGACCGACGGCCTGGATGATCTAAATCAAGTGGCCTTGAACATTGCCGGTAACACCTATGTGGGCAATGTCTACATTACCGCCAACGTGACATCGGGTCCAAGTCCACTAAGTGTGGCATTTACTGGGCACTACATTGGTAATCCTACTAACTATCTTTGGGATTTTGGTGATGGTACAACCAGCACATCGGCCAACCCAACACATACCTATAGTAATGTATTAGGTGGACAATTTACAGTTGTTTATACAGCTTACAATACCAATGGAACCTACAGTGGCAATGCCAATGCCGGAGCCAAAGGATCAACTGCAACATCAACCAACACCAATTACATCACTTTGTATACACCGTTGCCAATACCGTCATTTACTACGAGCCCAACAACGTTAGATACTGGTAGCAGTGTAACATTGACCAACACCAGTCTGTACGCCACATCCTATACAATTAACTATGGCGATGGTAATACAGCAGTCAACCCAGGAAATGCTTGGACCACCAACAGTCATACCTACAATAATTTGGCCAACACCGATGCTATTCGCAGTATCACATTAACGGGTGTAAATCAAACAGCTGGCAATGCTCCACCATACAGTGTAACGTCCGCTGCCACTGATGTTAAGATATACACACAACAAAGTCCTGCTGTCACAGCCAACGTGACAACAACTATCAACTACTTGTCTACATCTGGTGGTGTGGTAAGTTTTCGCAACGACACTCCGGGCAGTCCTGGAAATACTGCAAGTTTTGGTGCTCAACAATTGTACAACTTCCAGTGGGGCGACAGTACAGCCAATAGCAATATTAACATTCAAACTGGACTGGCTGGAAATCCTGGTGCGGCTAACATTACACATACTTTTGCTCTTACCTCGATCCAACAAAACGCTGCAACTACAGTAAACCGTGTGGCCAATCTTTGGTTATACACCGGTTACAGTACCAGCCCATTCAAGTCCAGCAACGTGACTATTTCTATTGAGCCAGAAGTTAGAGCTGGTTTCATAGGAACCAGTAACACACAAACTGATGCCACAGGATTTACCTCTAACGCACAGGTTGGATACCTATACACTGACTATAATGGCAATGATAGAAGTTTGTTTAACTTCCAAAATCAAACATCACCCAACGTATCGTTTACTGGAAATGTGTTCAACTGGACCTGGGGCGATACGACTAGCAACACCGGTGTAACAACCTTTGCTAACATCACGCATTCATATCAAAGTGCTGTGGGTTCTCCGACTACAGGAAGTAAAACTATAACCTTGCAGGCCAATGGCACTCCTGGAACCATATCACAAAGCAACACTCAGACTAGAACCAGTTATATTACCATACTGGCCAATCCCACTGCGCCCACCAACCTCAGTGGCTATACCAATGTGACCATATCCACGGCCAGTCAAGGAACCAGTCCGCTATTGGCCGCTGGAGCCGCAGACAACACCGGTGGTAATATTGTGGCCAATGGCACATCGGTGATTCGTGTGGCTACCACTACACCGGTTGCTACCAGCACACAAGTCCAAAATGCCAATACAGCAACCACAGGTACGCTAACTGCCTTTGTCAATAACACGGCCGCAGGTGCTGTAACATTTACCACCGGCGGAAACACAGTAGGTACAGCAGGAGCATTGATTGTATCAGCTGATCGAGATCTACACGTGGCCAATGCTGCTGTGCCCACAGGATTTTACAAGGTATTTTCTGCTACCATTAGCAATACCTTGGCCAGCCTAGGCACTGGCTACAATGATTTCCAACTTAGACATACAGTATCGGGTAATACTAATACAGTAGGCATGGTCAAAGACAATTTAAATTCAGCGCCTACCTTGGTGACCAGCAACGTGGTCATGGCTGGTAATGTCAGCGGAACTTACGCTTATATTTCAGGTATTCCATATTACAGCGCCACCGGAAGTCCAAGTATAACAGTGGCCACGGTAGAATTACAGAACTTTACAGGTCAAACTTTCCGCAGTGCTGATCCGTTTACACTGGCTGCTGGATCGGCTATAGAAGGTACCGGATCAATCATCGCCACACAAACTAAATCTTTGGCCCAGATTGACGGACCAAGCACAATGTTGACCGGCAGCAACGTCAAGGCCAACACAGGTATCTCATCAAATTACACCTTGGGCAATGTTAATGTCCTGATCAACGGAGCAGTCAATGCCGTAGCAAACGTAACAGCCACAATATTCAATGTGGTTGGCACCAGTGCCACAGTCCAATTACCGACCAAGATACAGGTAAATGCCACGGCCAACACCGGTATCAGTGAAGGCAACATCGCGGTCAGTGCTACCTTGGGATCCGTATACACTGACAACGCTTTACGAATAACCGGCTTTGGCGCCGCAAGTAACACTCCAGCATTCAGCGGCAGTACCAACTACTATACTGGCAACATCTGGACAGGAGTTCAAACCATTGCAGGCACCCAAGAAGCAGTTGATCGATATGGTGTACTTAAACATTTTGTAACCAATTTGTCTACAGGATATTTGCCAGTGGGACCTGATCTTGCCACAGGACGCAGCGGACTACAATACTTTACTTTTGCGTTCCGCAGAGCCACCATGGCCAACTTTGATATTAGGCTCACAACCACTACGGGCATAGCCGGCCTGTGGATTGCCGCACCAGGCACAACAATTGACACAGGAGGATTCAGTTCACCTACTCCTGGTTTTCCAGGCCCAACAAGTACACTCAACGGTTGGTTAAGCTGTTCACTACAGTACAACGGATCGGGCGTTCCGGGTGCTAATATAGCCGGCGGCGGAAACGGCACCAACGGGGTAGCCTTAACCGGCGCCGATGTGGTACCACTTAACTCGGCTATTGCCAACGTGGGCTATACTATGACACTAGGTTCACAGAACGCAAGTAACAGCACAGGCAATAATATTTTGGTTCGTATAGCACTAAGTAGTGGACAGACCATTACCGCACTTTCAATAGGAGATGCTGCATAATGCCTGCCTCATTTGGTGAAAGTCAAAAACTAGACTATCTCTGGAAGAAAATTGGTTACGGAGTAGCCAAGACTTCTATACCGCCACCGGGTTCTGGATCCAAAGAAGCCTTTAACGAAAGCATAGCCAGCCCACTACTATATCGCGGTGACTTGGTATGGACCAACAGCGGAAGCATTCCAGCTACACCGCCTAGTAATACTACATCGATAGTACAGGTCTATAAAGATGGCGGCGGTGGTGGATACAGCCCTACTGTAGAATGTACCGAAGATCTAACAGCACCTGATAATCAGACCTGGAAAACCAATTTGGCCAACTGGATACCCACACAGTTTGGTGACAACTACTTGGTGGTAGTTTATGTAGATACCACAGGATCTACCACCCCACAAACCACCGGCACTAGATTGTTCCAAGCAGGGTCTGGCAGTGATGACACTTGGTTCTTTGATTATCAAGCTGGCGTCTTAAACTTCAACGGCGCAACTATTCCAAGTGCAATTGCTGGCGGAGTCACAGGCAAATCCGTGTTTATTGTAGGCTACAGATATGTGGGCACGTTTGGAGTAGGTGGTGCCGCTGTACTGGGCAACTTAACCATAAGTAATACCACAATTAGCAGTAGTTTGGCCAATGCAACAATCACAATACAGCCTACCGGCACCGGACTAGTAACTATAGACACAACTACTGGACTGGTGTTACCAGTAGGAAATACTGATCAGCGTCCTAACCCTGGCAGCACCGGTACTGTTAGATTCAACACCACAACTTCGTTGCTAGAAGTTTACAACGGCAATGCCTGGGCATCAACCAGCACAGCAGTTACTAATCAAGTCCTGTACGGTAATGGAACAGCTACCACATTTACTCTGGATCGTTCAACCACTACAGCTGCGGTTTTAGTTATATTAAATGGTATCACACAGGTGCCAGTTCAGTCCTATTCTATGGTTCCTAGCCCCAGCACAAACTTGGTTTTTACAGAAGCCCCCGAAACAAGTGATGTGATTGACATTAGATTCCTGTAACAAAAACCCAGCCTAGCGGCACCAGCAACACAGATTTTCCAACACAAATCAGCTTCAGAGCTAACTTATCCTAAATAACGGCACAGATAAGTGTTTTGTCACGAC